CCAGACTCTTGCCTGAACTATCGCGGTTTCCTTGAAGCTGCTCAACTTGGACTTGGACCTTGTCCGACTCCTCGTTGGGGGCATCATGGTGCATCTGAGTCATGACCTCTTGATAAACCTCCATTGGAAGTTTGTACAAGCGCATCTCATTGCACGCGATAAAACCTACGTCTTCTCCAGCCTTTACGCGGTAATTGTCGAATCCAGGCAACTCATCCGCTCTCACGGGAACATAGCCCAGTCGCATCCGCTTATCAATACTGTCGTAGCCGTTGGTGGTTGATAACCAGCAAATATGCCATCCCGGAATATCCGGAACCTTTGGCAGCGCACTTTGTGTCCATTCATCGCTCCACATCTTGCGACGTTCCTGCTTTGAAATGAACGCCTCTTCAGGGGCGGCTCGTGATAAATCTTGTGAAGATCGGCTTTCACGGCCACCCGCGTTGAGGGTTTTTTTGAGACGAGAATCCATAATGTTTAGTACCTTTTGTTGCGGGCTTCAATTGCGTATCGTTTGATCATCTTGCTGCGTTTTTCTGGGTCATCCCAAAATCCTGCGTCCTTCATTGCTCTGACCTGTTCAGGGGCCAAAACAAATTGGTTGCCGGAAACGCCGCCGGAAGATTCACGACTCGATCCTGTTACCACACTTCGGGGACTCCTTCTGGAAGGCTCGTCAGTGTTTCGAGTATAACGGTGTGGCAAACGCTTTTGCAAGCGATTGTCAAGCTCATCCCAGTAATCCTGAGTGGATGGATCCCAGCCCTCAGAAACAAGCCGGTTGTCAATAACCTTGGCAATTTGAGTGTCCTCGTCTCCAGCCTCTGGGTCGTACCAAGAGTTGCGCTCCATCCAGCCGTTGGCCAATCGGACCAACTTGGGATTGGCTGGCGCTGACTCCTGCGCGCCCGCCTTGGCCACCTGCTCTTTGTAGTTGTTCATCGCCTCAAGTTTGCGGCGACTGTCGTACCAGAGTTCCTGGGCCTTTGTAAATGCCGCGCCGTCAGAGTTGTCTGTGGCCTGCTGCATTTTCTGCTGGGCGTAGCGCAGACGGTACTCCTCGTCCTCCATCGCCTTCTCGTAACGGGCCATGTCAGCCCCGTGCGTCTTGCGCTCCAAGACTGCAAGTCGGTCTTGCAATTCCTGATTCTGACGCTGCATCAACGTAAGGCGCTGGTCCTTTTCTTCGTTGGTGCGCTTGATGTATTCCTTCTTGGCCCGGCGACGGTTGCGGCGGGCCTCACGGACTGCTTCAGTGTCGTCTGGATGGTCTACATCCCCACCATCGTCTTGACTGCTCTCAGGCTCGTTACTGTCGTTGGAGTGGTCAGCCAGATGGTCTGGCAGATCTACAGTGACGGAGCCGTCCTTTTCCTCAACAACGCTGAGTTCTTCAATTTTGGGATCGCTCATAAGAATGCCCTCATCTGGAGTGGGTCACCGGTCAGCTTGGCAATCACCTCGTGATCGTTCAAGACCATGAACAAGGCGCTGTCTTCGTTTGCATCCTCGCCGGGGACATGCACTTCCCAACGGTCACCGCCCCATTTGGGCACTCGAATGTAATCGCCGACCTCACACCAAGATCCTTCCGGCCAGCCCAACATCGTGTCACGATGCTTGAAGGCAAGCGGTCCAATCTCAATGACCTTGGCCACCATGTTTTGCCACTTTTCGGTCTCCTTGGTTTCTTCGACCAAGATAATTCCAGATGCAGTTGTCGTCTTTTTTGTACGGCGGAGTTGTACCAACAATCGTCCACCAAGAGGCTTTGCACCGGGATCTACGCTCGGAAATGCCCAAGCCATCTCAGCTTCGTTAGAAGCTACCGGGTTACTCATTTTCATCTTCCTTCATGAGGTTATTCAAAATGTCGAGGGCCTCCTGTAAGCCCCCGTTGTGACCAACCAGCCGAATGTAAGACTCCCAGTTCGTCGCATTTCCAGCAACAAGGGACGAGGCTATTTCAGCCTGACGAGCCTTAATCCCACCAATCAAGTCCGAGAGGGTTCTCATTTTTTCTTCGCTTGTGATAGACCTCCTGACTGCTTGGTTGGGGTCGAACCCTTCATGCTCTGGCCGTCAATCGGAACGCCCATTGCCATGCGCTTGTGCTGGGGCACATTGATGCTCTTTTGCTCTTGGTCACTCGTAGCCATAACGGTCTCCTTGGGTTGATACAGCCTTGGTTTGCTCGAAGTTGAGCTTTGCCGCATCGCGTGTTAAGCGGGCTGTCTCGATGCGTTCTTTCATCTCTTGGTCGCTGGTGGCAATGGCCAACTTCAACTGAAGCTCTTCCATCGCCTCCTGCTGGTCCTGCTGTAGCTTGGCCATGTCCAACTGGATCTTGGCTGCAAGCTCCTTGTCCTTGAGGCCCATCTCTGCCTCGTCGCGCTTGGCACGGCGCTCGGTCTCGGCCATGCTTGTGTCTAGCAGAACCTTGGTGTCCGGCGTCATCTGCGGCTGGGGCTTGAATTGCTGCAAGCCCTGCATCAGTTGCTGGATCACAGGCAAGATGCCCTTGAGGGTCTGGTCAGCGTCCATCTCAACGTGCTGTGACGCCAGGGCATACAGCTTGTCCACCGCCTTGGGATCGGCCTGCAAGTCGTAGTCTGCCAACTTCTCGCCCATCGCCTTTTGCACATAGCCCGTCATGCGGTTCAAGTACCACAGCACGATGTGCTGCTTGATGTGCTCGACCGACTTGGGCAGGTACGCGGGCGCAATCATGGGGTTGCTGCCAAAAATCGGGTTCTTGGCGAAGTCCAGGTGGGCCTGGATGTGGCCGAGGTGGTCCTGCTCTGGGTAAGCGAAGGCAGCCTGACCAATGGCCATGGACACGTTCTCGTTGGCTGCGTCCATCTTGACCGGCGCAGGCACGTCGACCATGATTTCGTTGATGCCGGGCACTTTGATCTGCTTCAAGAAGCGGGTGATGACCACTTTCTTGTTGAAAAGCTCAGGGTTGTCCTTCATAACGGCCATAACCGCCTGGGTTTGGGCCATCCGCTGGGTTTCGCTGAAAATATGCGGGTCGGAAACCGGAATAACGTCCGTCACGCGGGCAAAATCCTCCCGCTTGATCTCCAAATCCTCCACCACCTCGCCGCGCTGCATGTCATCCAGATACCAGCGGTTGATCCGGCTCAAAACGCGCAGCACGCGGCCCTGAGACTCGTGTAAACGGGCATGGATGGACGAGAAAACGGCTGCACCCTGCTCAATCAGCGCCTGGGTGGTGCCAACTGGGGTGTTGCTGTTGACATCGGCAATCTTTTCCTCGGCGGTGGTCACCACACCCTTGGCGGCGCTCGTCAACCAGCCCAAAAGCTGGAAAAGTACCGGCGATGGAGGATTGAACGGCATGGGCATGGCAATCTTGCGCACGTCGTCAACCCCCGGAGCGCCTTCAATCTCCACAACCTGGGTCACTTCGATCTCTTGGGACTGGCCAGAGATTTTGCCGCCCTTGAGCTTTAGGAGCGTCGCAGCGTTGTTGATGTGGGCTGAGTCCAGCAAGGCCCTCAAAGCGCCTGTAAGGGCCGCTGAGAGGCCGCCAATCAGTTGTGGCAGGCCAACTGCGTATGCCCCACGCCATGGGATGAACTTGAACTCGATCACCCAGTCCAATTTGGTGTAAGTGTCGTCGCCTTCTTCCCAATTTCGGTACAGGCCGATCACGTCAGTCGACAGGTCGTCGATCATCAGGATGTACGGGGCCATCTCGCCCTTGGTGACAGGGTCGTCCTCCAGTTCCAGCCATGTGTAAATGTGGTACACCCGGCGAACAGCGTCCTCGTTGTCGTTTTGGGACTTGCCTTCGATCTTGTTCGTGGCCTTTTGCGCCCCAGTCATCTCTGGGTCCATCGTGGCACGAGACAAAACCGTGTCGCGGTAAAGGCCAGAGTCAACGCGGCGCTTGTAATCCCAGTCCGAAATGTCTTCAACCTCGGTAAAACGCTCTGCGGTGTAGAAATTTCCCGCCGCAAAGGGCAAAAGCACGTTGTCGATGGGCAAAAACTGAGCGCAGGGACGGCGCTTTTTTTGGTCGTACCAGAGCTTGAGGTACTGCGACCCGCCTAAAGGCAACTGGGTCAGCATCTGCTCTTGCTCGTCGCGGAATTCCTCAATCTGCTCGGTCAACTGCCAGTTCATGAAGTCGCGCTTGCGCTCGGCAATCGTCGTCTTGTCCTCAGTCACGTCGCCCAGGATCTTGGTTTTGGTCGGGCCGTCAGGCGGGAACATCTCCTTGATGGCCCTGGCCGCAAAGTCGATGCAAGTCTCGGCCATCACGGGGTGAACAACCTTGGATGCACCGTTGAAGTTCGCACCACCTGGGGCGTCATTGCCCATTCCAGTGCGCTTGATGCCCTCCTCGTATTGTTTGTCACGCTGCTTGCGGGCGTCCTTGTCCTTCTCGACAAGCTCAATGTAGCGCAGGGCAAGCGCACTCAGGTCGTAGTCCTGAATCAGGTCGCTGTCGGACAGGTTCTGGTAGAAGTCTTCGTCCTCCATCGGCCCCTTGGTGTCTAGGGTGACCACTACAGAGCCATCAGGAAGCTCCTCAAGCTCAGAGTCCAGCAAGTCAGGCATGTCGACGACCTGGGCCACCTCCTCGCCACCGGCCTCCTCGTCTTGGTTGGGATTGCCGTCAATGAAGCGGTTGAACTCTGGGTCTATCGGGAATTGCGTGGCCATGTTTGTTCCTTGATCAGTCGTGGCAGCCGCACAACTTGTTTACTGTAGACAGGCCGCTGACAGCCCCGCCTTTTTTTCTGCCGGTGTACTGCTTCATCAACTCCTCGTACATCTTCATCTCGTCGATATACTGCTGGTCGATTCTCTCTCGCGGGCCAAGCAACTTCATCATGTTGAACTCTTGGACGCCAGGAGTCAGTTGGCTGCGAGCGTACGCCGTGGTGTCGGGGAATGCAATCTCATACGGCGTGGGGTACTTGTTCTGTAAAATCAACTTACCAGTAATGTCTGTGTCGTATGTGGGGTGAGCAGACTCGCCCCTTCGAAGCACTGCCCCTGGAGTCATTTGGCCAACCGAGAACCCACTCACGCCAGTCTCAAGGTTGCGCAACTGAGGGTGCGTGATCGCTGCAACAACATCCAGGCCGTTGGGCAAGCCCAGCGTGTCGGTGATTGTCGGCTTTGTCAGAGTCTCGGCAATATGCTTCCTCAGCTTGGAGTTGAGTTGCGATTGCAGCAGAACATCTATAGGGTCTTCAAACCCCTTGAAGCCTGGAAAATCACCATACTTTGGTGAACCTTTACGAATTAACTCGTTCAACTGCTCCATCTTGCTCCGGTCAAGTCGCTCTGGACGCTGAATTGCAAGCAGCGAGTCAAGATTGTGGAGGGCAAAGTTTGCTGAGTCGGACGCCATCTTGATGTATTTGCCAAGCACGGGCGCGTCGTAAAGCTCAGACAGCGCGTTGACGTTGTTTTGCACTGGCGTAGCCGCATCTGCATTTGAGGCCCAGAAAACCTCATCGTTGCCAAACCTGGGGCCGCCAAAGAGTGGCACAGGCTGGTCTGGCGTGATGTCGCCCACCTGGGTCAACTCAACGGTAGGCTTGGTGTTTTCGGTCAGGCTGCCCCGTTTGGCAACACCACCCAGTGAGGCGTCGCCAGGAACGCCAACCATCGCGTAGTCCTTGAAATTCTCGTAGTCGATAGGAGGAACGTCTCTTTCCGGAACGACGTTGCGCGTCACCAGCGGGATGGACTGCTCACGCTCAAACTGCTTGCGGGACTTGCCAGCAGGGTTGGTGGTCAACTTGGGATTCTGGCGAACAAAGTCACCTGTCATCTGCTCTGCCATACGTTGGGCAATCGGGCGGATGTCTTCTTTGCCCTTGGGTTCTGCGCGAGGAAAGACCAGGGGGTGATCAACCTTCTCCTTCTTCAACAGCTTCTTCAACACCTCTTTCATTACCCCGGCTTCAGTGTCAGTAGAAGCGCCGCCAGCAATGAGAGCCGCTCCAGCCTTGCGTGCAATTTTCCCCCCAGGCACAAGCATCATTCCAACATCAACTGCGTCCTGCGGGAGAAGTAAGTCAACACCCACTTGAGACGCCTGCTTGACGGCCTTTTTGGTTTCTTCTGAACTGGGAGTGGCGCGTTGCTTAGGGTAAATGCCAAAGGCAGCACCACCGCCAGCCATCTTGACTGGGCCACCGTGGGCAAGACCCTCATCAGAGCCAATGATGTTGCCCCTTGCGTCGTACTTCAAGCGCTTACCCTCCGGCGCAACAGCATTGTGCAACCTTTGGATGTCCTCCCCTGTCAGCCATTCATTGTTTGGAACAGGTTGACCACTTGCCTCAATTGCACGTTGTTCGTTTAGGTTGAACACATCACTGTAGCGGCGCAAGCCAGCATTTCTTGCATCACCAACATCTGACCAATTACCGCCCTTAACAAAATCTTGTATATACGGCAAATAATCTTCTTTAGGAGCGGCGTTTTGCTTGCCTTTGATTTGGGTGATACGAGGAGCAAGCGACTCGGGTTCCGGTATTCCTTGGCTGGCTCTCCACCACTCAGCAAAAGTTACTTTAGGACTTACCGTGCCATCGTTTTGGCCTGCAATATATTTGTTTTGCTGAATGTAATAGTCATCCCCAATGGGGCGCTGATTTCCAAAAAAACCGCGATCACGATGCGTTGGGCCAACCTCAACTGTTGCATGAGGTGCGCCCTTTGGATCAACCAACGAGTAAACCTTGGCCTTGCCTTCTTTAATGGCCTCCCAGCCTCCGTGTCCATAGCCTAGACTGCCTGAGTCCCCAGACGCCTCCATCCAATCAGGATGCCCCTTTGGTGGCTCGTAGCCGCGCACAGAGTGGCCCATTGCTTCTGACTCAGAGGCAAACGATCCAGGCTTGTTAAGCTCAACCCAACGATATCCTTCTGGATATTCCTTGTAAACAGGCAAGCCCTCACGTTGGGCGGCGCGAGATGCGGTCATCTTGGCCGCAAGCTCTTGGTCATAGTCGTAGGTGCGGCGCACGGCCTGCTCCATGCTGACCTTGTTTAACTGCTCAGGACGAATGCGGCCAGAGGCAACGTCTTGGCGCAGCACATCCATAATGTGATCAAAGCCAAGCTCAGAGACATCTGCCTGTCGAGCGCGGTATACCGATTGGTTAGGGTCCAACTTAGACAGCCAGGGGTTGGCCGCCAGCATTTCTTTGTTTGCAACAATGGGTGCGGTAATTTGAATTGACTCGTCTGCAAGGTTCTCCCAACCTCGCCCAGCTTCAGTGCGAGCCATGCCTGCACCGGGAAAACCTTCGCTTCGCCTGATGGCCTCCATAGACTCAGACAGCCACTGCCCCCTGTTCATTGCGTCTGCTGGTAGATGAGTGATGCCCTCCTCAGCCAGCTTTCGCACCGGGTCTTCAGGCGTTGCCATTTCCTTCTTAACGTAGTTGCCAAGGTTGCGATCAACCCATTGGTCAATAGCAGCCTCTTTTTTGGTCTCGTCTAATTGATAAAGAACCCTGTCAATTTGGTCCTTGTTCAATGATGGATCTGACAACAAAGCCTCATGCTTTGGAATTCTTTGGGCCGGAGTTTCGCCCGCAATTGTTCGCGTCTTAAGCGGATCAAGCGCCTTCTCTACGCTACCAGCAATCCAGTTTCCACCCTTGGGTTTAATTACGCGAGGAGCGGCAGCAGCCGACGCCTTGGCAAACTCCGTTGCCCCGTGCCTGATGGCCCCAGGAAGCGCTCCAGCGACCCTCAATGGCGATCCTGGACCCAAGTAGAACCCACCAGCCAACTGGCCAGCCCCGGACGCTGCACGGCTCACAGGAGCCTCTGACCTGAACGGCAGGCGCTTCTCAATGTCCTCGGACGTTGGCAGGAATGTCGGGGAATCCTTGCCGGTGATCAACTCATACGGCAGGCGGGCAAATGACTCGATGTCTCCAGGAGCACCAAGCACGCCAGAGACAAAGCCACGGGCCAGATCCACCGGCACGTTCTTGGCCGCCTCGCGGTCTTGATTGGCCCGGCGAGGCTTCATCTGCGGGAAGACGCCAAAGGCAGCGCCACCCTTGTCCATGTGAACCTCACCACCGGCGGCCTTGCTCAACTTGACGCCCTGCACGTCAGACCCCTTTGGGGCGACGAACAGCTTCTCATACACATCATGCGGCTCACTGCGGCCAACACGAACTTGGCCAACAACATCACCCAGGCCAAACAAGTCGCCACGGCTTCTGGGCCGCAGCGTTGGGTTTGCGCCCGTGCCCGTATTCCAAAGTTCAGCGGGGCTGGCGTACTCTGTCGCCAATCCATACTTGTGGCCAACGTCACCCTTCTCAATGGTCGCCAGGAAGTTCAGGTCGTTGAGCAACGGGTCACCGCCCTCGGGCTTGAACAGCCCCTTGCGCACTAAGTTGCTCTTGGTGAAAGCGCCGGTCTTGGGGTCAAGCTGCTCGATGCCCGCCTCGCCCTTGGCCGACATCATGGGCCTGTTGGTCTTGGGATCAATGACCACGCCCAGCTCGTTCATGATGCGGGAGTCCAGCACCTCGCCTGTCCTTGGGTCAATGAATGCGCCCGAAGGGAAGTCCTCACGCCGCTTGCCAGTCTTGTCCAGCACGCGCTCGACGAGCTTTTGTTGGCCAGGGAATTTGTCAGGGTTCAGGAACCACCGATTGGGCACGGGAAGAATGGGTGATCGGCCCTCCTCGCCCATCTTGGCCACCATGCCACTGATTTCCTTGTAGGTCGGCTCGGCAGCAGCCGTGGCCTTGCTTGCGCCCTTGAGGAGCCTGGAGATACCACCGGCTTGCATATGAACGTCACCACCAGCAGCGTACTGCTTGACCTTGCGATCCCACACATGCTCCCGTCCCTTGTACTGGAGCGGAACACCACCACCAGCCGCAGCCCACTCCTGAAAAGACTGCTTCTTGGAAACCGAATCGGTTCCGCTTGGCTTTGACTTGGGTTTATTGCTGGCCATGCTCGTCGCCTTTCTGAGGTATGACGGCATCATAAACGGTGGGCTGTGTCAAGTCCATCCGCTGGTCCAGCCATACGTTGAACACGCGCAGTGCCCATTCCTTGTCGATTGGCTCACCCCAACGGCTGCACAACTCGAAGCGGTTGGCGCACATCTCTACCTTGGGTTTAGCTTGCATGGAGGTCTTTCGCTGGACGTTGACGCACATAGAGCAAATAGGCTTGCCCATCGGGTCGTTAAAGATCTGCTGCTTGAGCTTGCTCAGGCCGCCGGTGCTGTACATCCGACAAAGCGTGTCCTTGCCATCCCAGTAGTGGGCGGCAGACTTGGCCTTCAATGGGTTGAGGAGGTACACGTTAACCCCTAGCCTTATTAAATTTCACCCAAAGACCCCCCTACCCCATGAAGGAGCAGAGAGGGAAGGTGCTTCACCCCTGTCAAGCAGGATCATCATGTGACGGGTTGGGCACCGTCTACCCCTCGGCTTGATGATTCGACCAGCCGCACGGATTATTCGGGAACTGCCCCCTAGCCTTGCGGCATACCGTGTACGCTTTTCTTCCGCGCCACCACGACTGAGGTGCTTGCTAACGTGCGGAGTACGGCTGTGGTCGTGAACGCAAAAAGCCGTTACTACTGCACTGGGTCGCGCCCTCCCGTAGGAGGCCAATGCATGAGTAACGGCTTTCAACTGTTGTGCGCGACCACAACAACTGGTTTGTACCACAGCCAGATCAGATTGCATAGGGATTAACCCTACGAACTCTGCCGGTATCTGCAAAGTCGTCCTCGTCCCAGTCCTCGTCAGGCGGCGGGTCGATGTCCAACCACCCGGCATCCCTCAGATACCGCAACGCCTGGGTGCAGGCGTCCACAAGGTCGTCGTGGGTCGTCTCAGGGAAGCTACAGATCTGGCTGACGAACCCCTCGGCCCAGTCCTTGACGTAGCCCTTCCTGTGGTCTGACTCAGGAATCCACACCCGCCCACGGGCGATCACGTTGGACACAATGTTCAGCCGCTGCATCTTGTCAGCCCGGCCAGGGTTGTACGCCCGCACGGGAAGGTGGGCACGCTGGAGGTCTTGGATCAAGCTGATGCCAGCCGACTTGTCCTCGATCAGCAGCAAGTCGACCCGCTTCCTGTCCTTGCCCTCACCGAAGACCGTCTCGTACTCCTCAATGACCTTTGGACGCAGATCCGGGTACTGGAGCCTCTCCTGCCAGCAATCAATCACCATCGCGCTCATAGGCCCGTCCTGGGGCTTGAAAATGCCAAAGGTGATCGAGGCCGTCGGATCGTTCTGCACCTTCTCTGAGGTGGCAACGTCATACGATTGCAGGATGTACTCAAACCTGGGGAAGGGACGCCCTGCTGGCCAGAGCTTGAACATCTCCCGCTTGACGATCCCGCCCTCCTCGGGGTCAATGATCTCAGCGTAGATCTCCTGCCTGCCCAGCTTCGTGCCCTCGTAAGCCAGAATCTGTTTCCTAAAGTTGTCCGACAAATTCTTCAGGTTGGCATACGTCGAGGCGGTGGTCAGCACCACATCGTCACCCTCCCGGCCCATCAGATCAATGATCAGATCCTTTGGCCTGGGCGTAGTGGTGACAATCATGCGGGTGCGCTTGCCCAGGCGCATGCCGAACTGGATCTGGTCCCACGCCTCTTGGATGTACTCCCACGCAGCAAGCTCGTCGCACCAGCCCCCATGGAACTGCGGCCCCCTGAAGCGCTCAGGCTCGGACGCGGGAATACCCTTGATCAGGCTGCCGTTGGTTAGGCGCAGTTCGTGGGCGGTCTTGTTGTAGTCGGCCACCAGTGACTTAGGGATGATCGTCATGAGGCCGCTGTCGCCCTCAAAGCACGTAGCCCTTACGTCAGCCGACGTAGGGGCGGCGACGAGCCAGCGCGTCCCAGGCTGCTCATAGGCCCACCACGCGATCTGCTCGGCGGCTGTACGGGTCTTGCCAGCCCCACGGCCTGCCAGCATCAACCAGATGGACCACCAGTCGCCGGGCGGCAGGGTCTGGTGCAGGTGCTGGGTGGAGAACCAACTCATTCTCCAGGCCCACGCAAGCCGGTACTCGGGACTGGCCTGCGCGAGGGCTTTCTGCACCTCGGGGTCAGTCACGATAGCCGCGATGTCACTCATTGGCGTCGACTTGTTTGGTCAACTCGATGTTCTTAAGAATCGTGGCCAGATAGGTGTCAGCTTCGGACTGGATCTCAACCTTCAGCGGATTCTTAGGATCACCGCCAAGCGCAACCTTGTTGCCATACTTAGCAGGATTCCAGCAGGCCAACAGCTTCAGCCGGGTCTCGATCTGGAGCTTTCTGTGGCCAAGCATGTCCTCCTCGGTCACCGTCACGCTGTCCTCACCCTCACCTGCGCCTGAGCTGAAAACCTTCTTCTGGCCAAGGTGCTGCGTGTTGGCAATCTCAAGAGCTTCCTCAGCCAATGCGTCGTAACCAATGTCACGCGCATGCGCGAGGCGTGAAGCAAAGGCAGGCTTCTCTACCGCCCAGTTGTACACAGTCCGCCAGCTTGGCATCCCATCCATACGGCACACCCTGCGCAGGTTTACCCCGTCCGCTACCAATGCGCAGATCTCTTCTGCTATCTCTTCGGTGTATTTGGACCCTGACCCCTTTGGTGCTCCTATCTTTTTTGGAGCCTTAAAGACGTTTTCTTGTGTGGCAGCACCCCTGGCCTTAGTCTTGGGCTTCGGGGCTGCTGTAGCTCGTTTTGATGGCTTTGCGGCGGTTTCTGGCATGACCGTAGTCCTCGTCCGTTTAGATGAGGCGAATGTTACCAACTTACTCGCCGTCGAGCGCAAGATCTGCTTGCTCTGCCTTGTATTGCTCGATCTTCGTGCCTGCCGTGATCTCGGCGACCAAGTCGTCTTGGCTTGCGACGTGGATGGTGAAGGTGCTGTTTGCGACGTGGCTCAATGCCTGTTGACGCAAGCTGGCTTTGACGAGGCGAATCCCTTGCGGGCCGTGGACGATGTAGATGCGTTCTGCCATTTTGGCTCTCCTGTTTGTTGTGACGTAACCGAATCGGTTTCCATTCGCTTTCGTTCCGCTGTGTTGTTGGTACTCGCTGCGTCTGTGTTTCATTTCACTGCACGCCACAGCATCCGCTTTTCCAACACGGCTGGGGACTAAGCCAAGGTTAAACAGCCCAGCGGCCAGCCTCAACCCAATCCCCATGCGTGTTGGCCCCATTGCTGGGAACCGATTCGGTTTCTTTTCGCTTTATCAGGCCATCTTCCTGGCGTCAGGAAAATGGTTTCCGTGGTCTTATTTTACTTCAGAGTTAACCGGATGTGGGCAATTTTCTGGAGGAATTACAACGCACCAGACAGCGCTGTACTGCCCCCTTGTCGGTCCTGACCACCGATCAATGTAGGCGTCAGGCATGGTCTGCAAGATCCGGCTTAACGGGTCTTTGTCAATTTGCGTCAAGTCCACAATTTGCTTGACCGTCAGGCCGTCTGAGCTGTCACGCAGCGCCTTGCGAACGAGGTCGTGTTTGGACTTGCTCATGATGCTTGTCTCCCGTTTTCAAACGCTTCACGACCATCCATTGAGTGATGTACCCAGACTCCAGGCCACTCATCTTCTTCGGAAGGCTTGCACCAGCATTCAGCGCTGGCAGTGTGCTCGCGCAGGTCATTGACCGGCACAACGTGTACAGCCTCGGTCATGCTTGCCCCTTGATTGATGGTGCGGATACCCAATGGGTAGGTCAGTGCCGCATCGTCCGCACCTGTCGTGTGTAACCTCCCAATCGGTGATGCAACTGATGGTGTTGCGGTGTCCAAAAATCCAGCAAAGAAGTTTTTTCATGCTTGCCCCCTTGCCCGGATGGCGGAGGCACAACCCTCAAAGTTCAAGCCCTCCTGAAGTCGGCCTTCACACACCTTTGCACACGCCTCTCTTTCGGCTAGCACAGCTTCATTGATGCGCTTGATCCAAAGCTCTGCACGTTTAAAGCCAACCTCACGCTCAAGTTCCTCAAGCAAGCCCTCTATCGTTTCGCCGTGGCCCGTGGCGTAGTCCTGCGCCATCATCCATGCGGCCAGCTTATTGCGCTCGGCAGCGGCGACAAGGGCGGCAAAGCGTCTCAGTGACCCGTTGTCCCCATCAAAGCCTACAAACCCAGCCTCACGGGCAATGCGGGTGATGTCGTCGCGGGTCATGTGTTCTTCTCCACGTAAACCCGCCAGTTCTTGTCTAGCCTGCCGATCACATGCTTGTCAAACAAAGCGCCCACCGTGCCCATCGGGCCAAACATGGCTGGCTGTGCTGGCGGCGCTGTGCCAATACCAAGATTTCCCTCTGCATGTTCACGCATGTCAACCCTCTCCCACTCACGCGCATCACGCGCCGCCACATCAAACTTCAATGCGTCCATGAAGTTTTCCGGCACAGGCTCCTGCTCTGGCTGCGCCAGCCTCTCGGTCAAAGCGGTGATGGCTTTCTCATGGTCATCAGCAAGCACTTTTAAACCGTTTACTTTGCCCTGCCTTGTCGGGTAGTTGCCGTAAAGTTTCTCTGCTTGGTAGGCATCTTCACGCACCAGATCAACGCTGTTCTCCAGCGCATCCAGCGCCTGCTGCATCAGTTCTCTGTCATTCATTTTTTTCTCCTTGTGCTTTGATGCGGTAGTCGTGAAAAACTGCGCCACGGGTTTTGTCGCCCACCTCACAGTTCCTCACCCAAATTTTTTTTCCCAGCTTAGTGGTGCGCCAATGGCCACGTCTCTCATGCCACCTGGGCGCTGCGTGAGTTCCGCCCTTGTCCTCGCCCTTGAGCTTGGTAGGCTCGATCACCACCGTCTTCCAGTCGTAGGTAGGAACTTTGCCTTGGCGGATCTTTTTTGCCCAGTTGTCGCGCTTGACGGGCAAATGGCCAGTCGCCGGGCGAACGTCGAGCGACTCAAGGAATGCCGCAATGAACGCAATCACCCCCACCGTTGGGCTGTCCCTGTAATCAAACTTTGAACCGTCCTCATGCCGGACTCGAACGCTATCACCCTCAACGACGTAGGTGAACGCCAGAGTCTTGCCGTAGCGCTTGCCCTCCCACTGCCACCCAGCAACCGCCGTGATGCCCTGAAAACAGCGCACCAGCAGCATTATTTTCCTGTCCTCATAGGCGCACACCAAGGCTGTAAACGGGAACGGCAGGG